TCAAGTGACTGATCCAGACAAAGGAAAGTGGGGAGATTGTCTTGAGAAAAAGCAAGCTGCAAATGGAGAAGATATCAATTCTTTCAGATGTAGAGTTCGCATTGTTGGATATCATGACTGTGCAGATGATCTCCCTGATGAGGATCTACCTTTAGCACACATTCTTCTACCACCAAACACTGCGACCACTGGTGGTTGTGGAGAGACAGTGCAATATCAAGGTGGGGAAGTTGTTGTTGGATTTTTTATGGATGGTGAGGATGCACAACAACCAGTAATATTTGGAACTTTATTTAAACAACCTTTTGTTGCTGATGAACTGACTACCTCAGAGTTTAACGCAAAAAAACAAACTTGTTTTAAACCATACACACCACCAAAAGTAGTTCAAACCGCTGGTAAACAACAACAACATCAAGCATCACCTTGGCCTCGTTCATTCACGCCTGGTGAAGTCGCAAAGACAATCGCACAGAAACAAAAAGAAGCGTCTACAAATATTGTCACTGATGCTTTTAGTCCTTGTGAAGATAATGAAATATCAAAAATTAGTAATGCAATAAAAGATTTTACTCGAAAACTGGAAACTCTTCAAGAATTAAATGAAGCTTCTACATATGTTGATCCAATATATGGCGGTATTGTTGATATTCAATCAGAGGTAAAATTAGCCACAGGTAGAATTCACAACTCTATGACGAAGTTGATTCGTCGTGGTAGATCATGGTTAATTCAAGATACTCTTGATAAGTTAGATAAAACTATGGAGGGTAGTGTTGATAAATTTAATCAAGTTGTATTAGGTCAAGCCACAAATGCATTGACAAGTGTGATTTTTTGTAATATTGAAAAAATACAAGACTCCTTAGTAGATTATCTCTCAAAGAGTTTAGAAAACATGATTGGACAAGTATTAGATGTTCCTATTTGTGGTATAGAAAATTTTATGAGTGATATGTTTGGACAGATTAATAATCTTTTAGATTCTAGTCTTGGAAGCATGTTTGGACAATTAAATAATATTCAAGGTGGAGGTATTGCACTTCCTAGTAAAACATTTTCAAAAGCAATTAAATTTGCAAATATCATTACTAACGTGCTTGATTGTGATAAAGTCAATTGTCCTCCAGAACCAACTTCATTCTCTTCAAAGAATGGAGTTTCAAAATCAATCGAAGATGCATTTGAGAACATAATTGATAAGGCAGGATTAAATTCTAAATTAACACCTCTCTTAGATACAATTGACAATGCAATTGATGCTAGTCCAACTCGACCAGATTGTAGTACCAATGTTCTCAAATGTGGCCCACCAAGAGTTGATTTCTTAGGTAGTAGTGGTCAAGGTGCAACTGGAAGTGCAATTGTAAACGCTCTTGGAAATATCATTGGCGTTGCAATTAATGGCACAGGATTTGGTTTTAAAGAACCACCTTTATTATCTTTCTTTGATAGTTGTGATAAAGGATCAGCTGCTGGTGGTTATCCTCAAATGGGAAGAGTTTCTCCTTTAACATATAATCAATCAGACTCCGACAACGGTTTAATTCCTGATGGTTTTAATATAGGAGATATTCAAAGAGATTCTAACGGTAATCCAATATATGTTTCAGATCCAAATGGGTCTGAACTTGGTGTGGTTGGTGTTGTCATAACGAATTCTGGTGAGGGGTATTTACCAAACACCACTGAAACTGACATTGATGGAAATGTAAAAGAATTAATTCCAGATCCTAACGCAAACTATGACGGTGAGGTGTCGTATGTAACATCATTAGGTGATGTTATTGTTCAGAATACTGGTTTTGGATATGACGATAATGATACTGCTTCAGTCAGTGGGGACACTTTGACAGACGATGCGACTGGTGATACAATACAAGGGCCAGGTCAAGCTGAAGTTGAGTTAAATATTCAAAATGGATTAGTTGTAGGTGCAAATGTTGTTAATGGTGGATTTGGGTTTACTGAACTTCCTGACATCACAATAAATAGCGATACTGGAGCTGGTGCCAAATTATTACCAGTTCTTAAATTCACTAAGGTTGATGATGCATCTCAACTTGCTCAAATAACTCAGGACGCTGTTGTAACTGTAATTAGTTGTATCGAAAAATAAAATGTCAAAAGCACCAAACGATAAAAAGAATCTGGAAAGACAGGTTAAATTAAGATATGCTGTTCAAAGTGGACAGAGTAGCATACATGGTGACACTAATTATGAAATTCAAACACAAGAGGCTCAGTCCTTTGGATTTTATGCTAGTACAGGTCAAGGTGCATCTGAAGGAGGTGGGCCTGGCACAGGTAAACATGTTTTATATACGCCAGGCATGTCAATGGAAGTTCTTGGTGAGGGTTTAAAAGTTAGAGATCCTGGCGATATATCACAATTACCAGCAAAAATCATTAAAGCCAAAAAAGGTGATATGATATTTGAGTGTGAAAATGGTAATATCTTATTAAGAGCAAAAAATGTTTTTATTGATGCGAATGGTGGAGGTCAAGATGGTCAATTTACTGTGAAAGCAGAGAGAATTGCAGATATTGGAGCTCCTGATATTCGTGTTCAAGGTGAAAAGGTTACAGTTAAATCTGCTAAAGACATGACTATAATAGCTAAAGGTCAATTTGAACTTAAGTATGGATTCATGGTCGCTGCAGCTTTTGCTGATGAAAACTTTGGCGCTTTAACAAATAATTTGAAGAAAACACAATTATCATCATTGAGGACATTATGAACATTTCTAGATTACAATCAGACAAATTAATTGTAGGAACTAATGATGTTTCTTATTCTGCACCTGACACGTCTCCAAGTGGATCTGCTATTTTAAATGGCCCTGTTTTAATTGGAAAACCATCAGCTGCGCCAGGATATGAGGGTGCTTTGAATGTCGCTTCAAATGGCGCCCCACAAAATTCACTTGATACTCAACCAGCATATCAATCAAGTCTAGCAATTAAGGCTGATGGTAATTTAACTGTTGCTGGTGATGGTAAAACTGCCAACGCTTTACTCATATCTGGTGGATCATCTGTAGACACAATTCATGTTGTGGGTGACATGTTCGTCACTGGTGCAGTTGATTGTGGAAATAAGGGTAAACTTGCTTCTAGGTTTGCTGCTGCAGACGCATCTCCAAAACCATTTGATCTAGTTCATCCTACAAAAGGTGAAGGTCATCGACTTCGTTATGCTTGTATTGAAGGCCCAGAGGTTGCAGTTTACTGTCGTGGTAGATTAAAAGAGTCGAATGTAATTCATTTACCTGATTACTGGAAAGATTT